ATCATTCTTCCCGATTACGCCTATGGAGCGGACCTTGAAATAACCGTCCTTCACCAGCTTATCAGCGGGAACAAACACCTGATCCTCGAACTCGACAGACCGGAGCCATATTGCCTGGTGGGCTTCTCGATCATCCCGGGTTACGAGACCCACATCGGCACCGTGCTCGAGGATGGCAGGCGGTTTATCCACATCCGCCGCCGGCATCGGGTCATCATATCCAGGCTCAACGACATTGTCTGGAAGCGCCGCGTAAGGGGGTTCTATCGTTGGATAGGGTGACGATCAGGGAATACAAAAGCCCCTTCCGCTATACCGAGCCCAGGGTGATCGAGCTCGAGCCCACCCCGTACCTGTGGCAGGCGTCCCTCGCGGAGATCCGTCGGGCAAACCTCCCCGCAGTCGTACCCTTTTTATTCGTCCTCAACGGCGTCGTCCTGAAGGAAAAGGACCTCCCGGGTATCTACCTGTCACCGACGGACGTGGTGATCGCCGTCCCGGATCCGGGAGACGATGACGTCCTACCGATGGTGGTCGGGCTTCTGTTTGCCGTCGCGGCGGTTGCAATTTCGGGAGGAGCACTCGGACCTGCTGGCCTTGGTCTGTTCGGAGACGCTTTTATCGCTGGAGGTATGGGCGCGATCGTCACATCCATGGCCGTTTCTATTATGGGCGGCATCGTCACGTCCATGCTTACGAAGCCCCCTGACACCCCGACCATGGACGCCATGCAGGGGTATAACACCTCCCAGGCATATTCCTGGAACCCCCAGACGACGCAGCAGCAGGGCGGAGCGATCCCCCGGCCGTACGGCTGCAACAAGCCCTTCGGGAATGTCGTCAACTGGAATATCGAGACCGTAAACGACAAACAATATCTGAACGTTCTCCTGTGCCTGGGCGAGGGCCCCGTATCGAGGCTCTATAACTACAAGCTCAATGACCAGCCGCTCGAGAACTACCGCGGAGTCGAGATCCACGCCCGTCTCGGATATCTCGACCAGACTCCCATCCCCAACTTCAACGACACGAAGATCGAAATAGGGCCCCTGTCGCCGACAAAGATCGTCTACGGTTCCCCGGTCACCTTTACCACCACGGGAGACAATTTCAACGGCGTGGAGATGGATGTGACATTCTCCCAGGGCCTCGGATACGCCAATGACCTGGGCGGCCTCGATGCATTGAGCGTCAACCTGGGTGTGGAGATCAAGAAACAGGGCACCGCCACCTGGAGGCCCATCACACAGCGGGTCGTAACCACCACGTCGACGATTTACGACGGCAAATGGAGCCTGGGACAATGGCTCGGCGGCGACTATCCCTACTGGTACGAGGTCGAGGCGGGCAGCACGGTCCCGACGGATCACTGGGACGGGCAGCAGCAATACTGGTATGATCCGGTCTATGAATATATGCCGATGTTCTGGCGCTGGATCTCCCAGGAGCACGTACAGACCGTCTCCACTACCGTTAACTACGTAACCATCACCGGCGCCCAGAGTACGGCTATCAGAAAGACCTTCAGGGTAAACGGCCTGGAGGCCGGCAAGTACGATATCCGCTTCACAAACCTCAGCCCCGATCAGACCTCTTCCCGCTACATGGACGATTGCTACCTGACGGCCGTCCGGGAGATCTACGAGGACGATTTCGAGTACCCGCGGATGATAATGGTCGGGATCCGCGCACTGGCCACCGACCAGCTGTCGGGATCTCTTCGGTTCTCGTGCTATTGTGACGGGGCACTGGTACGGGTCACCCTGGACGGCTCCGCCTGGTCCACCGCGTTCTCACGTTCGCCGGCCTGGGTAGGATACGACATATTGACGCGCCCTATCCTTGACAACGATCTGAATGTTGTGCGCTATGACGGCGCCCTGCCCGATAAGGTCGACGTGGACGCTCATCTCGATCTCGCCGAATACGACGCCACCCTCGTCCCGGACGGTCTGGGATCCACGGAGGAGCTTTGTCTTTTCGACGGTACCTTCGACTCCGGCACCACAGTCTGGGATGCACTTCTCAAGGTCTACAGAACAGGACGGGCGGTGCCCTATTACGCGGGTACGAAGATCACGCTGTCGATCAATAAGCCCGCGGCGATTCCCGAGGCGGGTTTCCTGGTAGGTATGGGAAATGTCCTCAAGGACAGCTTCCAGGAACACTGGTCATCTGTCGAGGACCGCCCAACGGAGCTTACCGTGGAGGTCCTGAACGGTGATAACGATTTTGCCCGGGAGCCTCTCCAGGTCATTAACCCCAATCTCACCAGCTATCAGCCACCGCTGTCGATGGACATGTTCGGCGTTATCCGGCCGAGCCAGGCGTGGCGCGACGGCCGGCTGCGGCTCAACGCCAACCAGCTCCTCACAAATACCGTGTCGGTGAGCCTCCCGATATCCGCTATCGAAAGCAGGATCGGAGAAGTCGTCAATATCAGCCATGACGTGCCGCAGTGGGGCTACAGCGGCCGTCTGGTCGGGATATCCGGGACTGACACGGTCATCCTCGACAGGGAAGTGGTGATGACAGCCGGCAAGACCTACGGCATGATAATCTGGCTCAAGGCCGATACCAGGGTCTACAGACAGGTTCTCACCGTCACGGCGGGGACGATCGTAAAATTCACCGCGGCATTTGATGCCGGTTTTGAACCTCAGAAATATGATAACTATTCCTTCGGAGAGATGGGGATTGAGACAAAGCCCTTCCGGATCCTCTCAATCCAACCGGATATGGAACGCCGCTTTAAACTCGCATGTCTCGAATATAACGCCACGCTCTGGAACTCCGACCTGGAGCAGCCGGTGCTGCCGACCCCCGATTATTCCGCGCTCGAGCCCCTTCCCCGCGTCACGTCCCTCGCGCTCCAGGATCGCCTGACGAAGCGTATCGACGGCACGATCGACGAGGTGATCGAGATATCGTTCACGCGGCCATCGAGCTTCTTTTATGATCATGCGGAGATCTGGTATGCCAAGGACGGAGCGGGGTTTGTTTTCGCCGGCACCACGCGCAGAGATTTTTACGAGCTTCCCTGCGTAGCATTATCGCAGTACACCATCGCGGTGGTGACCGTAAACACCATCGGCAACCGGACAAGCCCCGTCGATGCACCCCAGGCCTCTATTAAGCCCCTCGGCAAGACCGCCCGCCCGGCGAACGTGTTGGAATTCTGGGCCTCTCCGGCACAGGGAGGGGTAAGGTTCGACTGGGCCGCGATCGCGGATGTGGACATCGATTATTACCTGCTGCGCTATCATCCGGACCCGGCCGGCACATGGCCCAATTCAATCGATGTCGCAAAGATCTACAGCACATCAATCACGCTGCCCGCCGCGAAGAGCGGCCGGTACTTGCTAAAGGCGATCGACACGAGCGGCAACGAAAGCGCACTTGCGATCTCAGTCATAACCGACATACCCACAATCCTGGCCTGGAACGTCCAGGAGGAACTCATCGAGGAGCCGGCGTTTGCCGGCACGAAGACCAACATGGCGGTGGTCGGAGACAAGCTTATCCTGGAGTCCCAGGGCACCATCGACGCCCTCGCTGATCTTGACGCGGTGGCGCACTTCGATACCCTCGACGAGGACTTCTGGGCGGACGGTTATTATGAAACTCCCGAGGTGGATCTCGGCAGCGTTCAGACAGCACGGTGCAGCTCGATCGTGGAATTCATTGCCGTTGACTCGGAGCATCTCGTCGATGATATCCAGAACTTCGACGCAGTTAGCGATCTCGACGGGGATCTCAGCGGGGTGGGCATTCAGACCCAGATTGCGCTGTCACAGAACGGCACAGACTGGGGAGAATGGCAGAATTTTATGATCGGGGATTACACGTTCCAGAAGGCCAAAATGAGGGTGCATGCTTATACAAACCAGCCGAAACAATATACAGAGATCTCGAAGATCCGTTTTATCGTGGATATGCCTGATAGGTCCGAGCGGGCGCAGGATGTAGCCGTGCCCGATACCGGGCTTGAAGTGACGTTTGCGCTTGCCTACATGGCCAAGCCGCTTGTACGGACCACGATTCAATCGGCGCAAGACGGCGACTATTGTGACGTCAGCGGCGTAAGCACAACAGGTTTTACTGTTGTTGTAAAGAACGCTGGGAGCGGTGTCGCACGCACTATCGACTGGGAATCAAAAGGGTATTAAGGAGGTATTTATGAAAAGTATCAGACACTATTGTTTGACCTGGGTTCTCCTGGCGGCGATGCTGGCGAGCCCCTTTGCTGCCGCAGCCACGCAACACGACTATGAGATAGCGACGGCCGACGCGAACACCGGCGTGACGTTCAGGGCCGCTGTCAATGCCGCGCTCCAGGCCCTGGCCTCGCTCACATCCGGCGTAACGGAGCCGTCGGTCACCTATGCATATCAGCTCTGGGCTGACGAAGACAACGACCTGCTCAAGATCAGGAACGCTGCAAATACCGCCTGGGTGACGATCGGTAAGCTCTCCGAGACATATCTGGGCCTGGCCTCGCTCGCCGCGCAGAATGAATTTACAGCCACACAGAAGCTCGACGGGGACGCCCTGTTATTGAGGTTCAAGGATACCGGGGCTTCAGGCGAAGAATGGGCTATAAGGTCCGACGGTGGGACCTTTGAGATTGTCAAAAACACCGGGACGGAAGGGTCGCCGACGTGGACCGTCCAGACCAGTATCGACGTCAACGCGCTGCGTGTTGGGGACGGCACGGCTGCCGATATCAGACTGATCGCCAATAACAACGCGGCCACAAAGCCGGAGATCAGATATCAGAACTCTTCCTCCAAGTGGCAATACAGCAACGATGGAGCGGCCTTCAGCGATCTCGGTATTGAAGCCAGCGCGGTTTTTGTCCCTGTGCGTCAGACGGTCCTGTCATCCGCGGTTGACGCAAGCGGATATGCAAATTTTATTAGCATCGGGTCGGGACTCGCCGTGAATATAGACGGGACTCCAACTCCCGTCCGGATCGCCTTCTCTGCCGGATTTGGGGCAAACGGAGCTCTCAATTACGTCGGGACCATAGATAGTGATACCTCGATCTCATCGCTGGCAGCCAACACCACAAACTATCTCTTTGCGGAAAGAGACTCGGGGACGGGAGCTGTCACTCTGGGTAAAGTCTCGGTGGCTCCGGTCTACTCATACGCGGCTCCATCTCACGCGGCAAACCAATACTGGTTCAGCATTCCGGAGATGGTGATGTACTTGTCCAATGGTACCGATACCTGGACAGCAAAACAGGTGGTCTTCATCGGAGAGGCTGTGACGGATGGCTCTACCGTCACGATCGTTGTCAATTATGCCTTGAGGGGGGAATATCGCAAGAGGCAGGCTTGTCCTGCTGCAAGTTCATGGCTGTCTATGAACCACAACATCGGAGTATTGCCCGCATACGAGAACGTAAATCTTATCTGTACATCGACTGAGNATGGATATGCTGTGGGACAGACAGCGGCTGGAGCTGCGATCAATGATAATNCAAACGTACAGGCAACGCTATCGACCCNCAAAACCAGAAACCTTGCCCAATTTGCGTTTGGTTATTATCTGGTCATTTTGCGTGCTACCGACCTTNTGTTCTCGAATATAACGCCGGCAAAGTGGGACATCGAATTTGTTTTTAAAAGGGGGTGGTAACATGGGTTTCTATATAAACCAGGCAGGAAATTACTACGAAGGCGACAAGACGAATCCGCGTGATACGGAAGTAACAAAGAGACCTACCCAATATCACGTATTGTCAGGAGGGACATGGGAACTTGATCTGGAGGCCTGGCTCAACGGCACAATCAGGCCCGAGAGGGATCGCCTTCTTGATGAAGTAGATGTTAAATACTGCAACGCGGATAAATGGGAAACTATGGCAGCTGAAGAAAAGGAAGCCTGGAGGACATATAAACAGGCACTGAGAGACTTGCCGACGACTATTATTTATGATAATGAGGCCTGGCCGGTGATGCCGGCATAAGAGAGAGACGGACAGCATCCAGGGGAATAAGCCCTCCCCCAGGCAAGCGTTCCACCGCTTGACGGGATAACCCGCTACCATCCGCCTGTAGGAAAATGAAGTTTATGCTCGTGGATTGTGTATGAGCGCAGAGTGTAGCAGGGAATCCCCCCCAAAATCAAAGGATATTTGAAAGGGAGGGCTACAAACCATGAAGAGCTTTTTATCATATTTCGGCGGCAAATCACTACTCGCAAACAAGATCATCCCCAGGATCCCCGAGCATACCTGCTATTGTGAGGTATTCGCCGGGGCGGCCTGGCTTCTCTTCAAGAAGGAGGAGTCTCAGGTAGAGATCATCAACGATATAAATAAAGACCTGGTAACGCTCTACCGGGTTATCAAACTCCATCTCGAGGAATTTATTCGGTACCTGAAGTGGATCTTGGTGGCCAGGGACGAATTCTCCCGGTTTAAGGCAGAGAATCCGGAGACCCTGACGGACATCCAAAGAGCGGTCCGTTTCTATTATCTTATGAGGACCGGGTACGGCGCGAAGATCGTGGGACAGTCGTTCAGTGTCGGACCAACACGGCCGTCGTCCTTGAACCTCCTTAGGATCGAAGAAGAGCTCTCGGCGGCGCATCTCAGGCTGTCACGGGTCTATATCGAGAATATGCCGTATCAACGGCTCATTGAGAGATTTGATCGGCCGGATACATTTTTCTACGTTGACCCGCCGTAT